TAAAGATGCATATTCGGTGGAGATGTTCATCAAGTCCGTAGATGGTTTTGAAGGTGAAGGAGATCTCGTTTCTAAATTTGGTCTGGAAGTACGTGACCAAATCATATTTTCACTTGCAAGACGAGCATGGGAAGGTTTGGATATAGGAACTCGACCAAAAGAGGGTGATCTTATCTATTTTGGTTTAACCAGTAAACTCTTCCAAATCATGTTTGTTGAACACGAACTACCCTTTTATCAAGCGGGCGCACTTCCAACATTTGACCTGACTTGTGAACTCTTTACTTATTCTGAAGAAGCTCTTGATACTGGAATAGATACAATTGATGATATTGAACGAAAACAATCTTTTGTTCGTACATTTGAATTGTCTGGTACTTCTGGAACGTTTACTGTAGGAGAAACAGTTACAGGCGGAACTTCTGCCGTTACTGGTGAAGTTGCACGATGGGATTCTGCAACAAGTTACTTGTATCTCATCAATATGACTGGCACATTCACGTTGACAGAAATTATTACAGGTGCAACAAGTCTGGCTACTGGAACCTATGCAACTAAGATTACAACTGATGAAACTACTGAAACATTACAGACAATTGATGATTCAACATCTGATAAAGTAAGTAGTACTAAACAGTTTGAAATTGATGCAGATTCAGTATTAGATTTTACTGAAACGAATCCATTTGGAGATAATCCGTAATGTTTGGAACATATTTTTATCACCAAACCTCAAGAAAGATGGTGGTTGCGTTTGGTACGTTATTTAACAATATTGAAGTTCGTAGAACTGATAGTAGTGATGCAGTAACCGAAATTATCTAGATTCCTCTTTCTTATGGGCCCAAAGACAAAATGTTGATTAGGATCAGTCAAGATCCAAATTTAAATCCAAAGGTGGCACTTACTGTTCCACGAATGGGATTTGAGTTGACTGCAATGTCTTATGATGGTGTGAGAAAACTCAATACAATGGGTCGAAATGTGAAAACAGGAACAACTGGGCTAAAGAAACAATTTAATCCAGTACCGTATAATTGGGATTTTTCTCTTTATGTGTTTGTGAAAAATGCAGAAGATGGAACACAAATTTTAGAACAAATTCTTCCATTCTTTACACCAGATTTCACAGTAACAATGACTTTGATTTCTGGTATGACTGTTAAAATGGACATTCCTTTGGTATTGAATTCTGTTACAAGTGAAGATAGTTATGAGGGGGATTTTGCAACTAGGCGTTCTATTATTTGGACACTTTCTTTTTTGATGAAAGGGTTTTTATATCCATCTGTTACAGATAATGCAAAAGTTATTACTTCTTCGGTTGTAGATACACACCTTATGTCTGCGGCTACCGCTGCAGATCCGATATATATTGTTGCAGAGGATAGTACTCCTTACGCAAAAAATTATATGATTCTAGACAAACATGAAATAGATGATGCAACACGAATACGAATGTTGTCAGAAGTATCAGAAGACGCCTCTTCTGCTGGACAAACAGTTAGTAGAACAACTGTTGAACCAACATCTACTGGTGCTTTAACAGATGAAGATTTTGGATTTAGTGAAACCTTTGAGTTCTTTCCTCAAGGGAAAACATACGATCCAGTAGCAGAAACAGATAGTTAATGAAAAATGTTGAAAAAGTAGTCGAGAACAGGATTGAAAAACATCTTGATCTCGTTGAACATAATAAAACGTATTATACAGAAGCTGAAATTCTTCCTGCTGTTACTACTATAAATGGGGAAGAAAAAGATACAGATTTTCGGTATGCTCGTGAAAATATGTATCATATTATAGAACGTGGTAGAGATGCCATGGATGAACTTTTGGAGATTGCGAAAGCAGAAGAATCACCAAGAGCGTTTGAAGTGTTTGGTCAATTACTAAAAAACATGACTGATACACAAGAAAAATTAATGGAACTCCATCGCAAAAAACAAATCATAGAAAATGATGGAGAACGACAGGAGGTCACAAAAGCACAAAACGTGACTAATGCATTATTCGTTGGTAGTACTGCTGACTTATTAAAATTGGTCAAAAGAGAGACAAAACAAAATGATTGATATATTTAATACTTCTGAATTGATGATGCTGGGGTTAGTCCTCTTTTCATCTTTTTGGATATTTCTATTTAATTATAGAAATGATAATCGGGACAAGTATAGTGGCCATGCATGGTTGATTTTACTTGATTTAATTATCAATATGGGAATGTCAGCAACTGGATATTTGTTGATTTCGATTGTATTTACAAATGTTCCACAACTTGCGGCCTATGAAAGTTACCGTTATCCTATCGGTTATCTTTTTGGATTGACATCTAACGTGAGCATACCAATTGTTCTCAAATGGTTTCAACAACAAATAACCAAAAAACTTAATGAAGCAGGAAAGAAGTGAGGTAGATTATGGCACAACAACCAAAAGATGAACATCGTGAAATGACAGAAGAACATGGAGATCGATTAGAACAACTTGAACTTGAAACCAAAGGAATAGTTGTTGCAAGTAAAGTATGGATTTATGTTATTATAGGACTTCTTGTGTACATGGTTTTCTTAGTTATTCCAGAAATTGATGAAAAAGTTACATGGATGGAAAAAGATTTAAATTCTGTATTGGTTCAATCAGAACGATTCAAGAAATCAACCAGAGTTTTTGCGAAGGATAATCAATGTGCATCCTGTCACCTAAGTCCAGATTATCTTCTTCACAATCTTTTAATGAAATATCCAAGTTTTTCTGACATTAAAGCATTCATGTCGGTTGGCCATCAGCGATATTATACTATGACCTCCCCGATTGCTGATGAAGAATTGTTGGCAATATATCGGGCATTGCAATGATAATGGTAGGTAAAATTGTTGTATCTATAATTTGGGTATTTTGGATGATGGCAATGTCTTCTGCTGAAGGACAAGTCATAGGAGATAACTCTACATCAGAATACAATCCAACGTATAGTTCAACATTCAATCGTGTAAAAGAAAGAGGAAATGTCATTTGTGGAACCAATGATGAATTTCCCGGCTTCTCACAAGAAATGTGGCATTTAGAAGATGGTAATAGGTGGGAAGGTTTTGATGTTGATATTTGTCGTGCTGTTGCAGCTGCAATGTTTGGTGATGCAAATGCAATCGAATTTACTATAGTCAATGGAAAGACACGATTTGAATTTTTGATAGATGGTTCAATAGATGTTCTTTCTGCAACAACCACGTTTACTTACACAAGAAATGTCGCAAAGAAACTGGAATTCATGCCCACAACCTACTATGATGGTCAGGGATTCATAGTAAGGAAAACTCTTGGAGTATCTTCTGCAAAACAGATGGAAGGGGCAAGGATATGTTTTAGTGGAACTGGAACAGCTGCAAAGAATATTGCAGACTTTATGGAATTACATGGTATAAAATATATCCCTGTCGCAGTACCACCTAATGAAAAAACAAAGAACGTATACAAAAGGGGTGACTGTGATATGTATGGTACGGATAGGTCTGGTCTAGCATCGAACCGATTGAGTTTCGCTGACCCTGACCGGCACATGATTCTTCCAGAGATTATCTCAAAAGAACCACTAGGGCCAGTTGTTAAGTATGGAGATCAGAAATGGTCAGATATAGTTCGATGGACAATTTATGTTCTGTTCATTGCAGAAGAAATGGGAATAAGTTCAAAGAACATAGACAGTTTTAAGACCCATCCAGACCCATACATCCAAAGATTTATGGGAGAGAAAAATGGTAAAGACTATCCCCATCTTGGAGCTAAACTTGGACTGAAAGCAACTTGGTCTTATAATATAATTAAACAAGTAGGAAATTATAAAGAAATATATGAACGCAATGTAGGAATAAATACTCCGATTGGATTGGATCGGGGATTAAATAAATTATATATTCATGGAGGATTACTATACGCACCACCACTAAAATAAGGAAGTATGTCACACGTTACACCGTTTTCAAAATCAGCGGAAACTCTTGAAAATGGAGAATCTACTGAAAATCCTTTTAATAAAGTACCAGAATTCCGTACTTCAGTAGATAATATTTTGCGTGTTAATCATGGAAATCAAATGAGATTAGGGTTAATGGCAGATCAAAAGGCTAATATAATGATTACTGTTGCATCAATTGTGTTTTCGATAACTATAGCAAATTTGGATAATGAAGTGATGAAATGGCCACTATTAACTTTTGCAATCGGTAGTTTTTTCTCTTTATTGTTTGCAATTTTTGCAATTATTCCAAATACAGACTACCCTAAAAAGAAGGGTTCTCAAGAAATAGATAGGGATTCTTCACTATTCAATCCTTTGTTTTTTGGACATTTTGCACATTTATCAATAGAGGAATATAAGGAAGATTATGCAGAAACTTTGATGACAGATGATAAGGTGTACGATGCAATGGCCGGAGATATTTACGGACAAGGAAAAGTCCTTGCACTCAATAAGTATAAATTTCTCAAATGGTCTTATACCAGTTTTCTTTGGGGTATGTCTAGTGCAATCGTAGTGTTTCTCATTCAAAATATTATTTAAATTTACCCTTCAATGAAAGCGCTTTAGCTT